CCAGCTGGTGGTTCCATACCAGGAGGTGGAGCTAGAGGATTTTCCATACCAGGAGGAGCACTTAGGTCGCTTGCTCCTTCTACATCGCCTGCAATTCCGCCTGCACTTAGTCCTGCACTGCGTAATTCGCCAGCCGCATCTGTATTTGTAGGACTGCCTTCACCTTGTTCTTCAGCCCACATGCGTTCGTTTTCTGCAATTTCGTCGTCGTTTAAACCTAGGAAACGTTTTAGTGCAAAACGATGACTCACATATGGTATGGCTTGAATAGTATTAAATGTATTGATACGTTCTGTATCTAATGCCGCTTGACGACTGCTTGCAAAGTTTAATGGCTCATTAAACATCAAATCAAACAATGTAGCATCAATATTAACACCACGTGTGTGCAAATAACGTTTAAATTCAACATCAAATGAAGTTGATATTAATGCTTGTAAGCGTTCGCAATACTTGTTAAAGCGTAGTTCTTGAATGTATGCTGTACCAACACGACCATCGTTGTAACTGCTGTTACTGTCGTCTGCACCAGTTGGCAAATAGCTACTTGGTATACGTAGCCCACGGAATAACTTGTTGGTAAAGTATTTTAAGTCGTCGATCTCGCCTAAGTTGGTACCACCAGGTAATGTTGTAACATCCGATCCACGTCCGTCTGCTGATTTAGGAAAGAAATAATCTTCATTAATTGACAATGGATTGTATGCTGAATCGATAACGTTTTGACCGCCGCCATTTTGGCTAGGAATTCTACGTTGATGGATCTGGTCTTTGACTCTTTCCACAAACGCCATGGCCAGGTGACTGGGCATGTTACCCACATCTATGTGAAAGATGCGTCTTTCTGGAGCACGTTGTATACGATAGATAAGAATCGCATCTTCTAACAGTTCTTTTTGCTTGTAAACTTTAAAGATGTTTTCTAATAAACTATTACCAAAGGGATAGTTGTTATCTAAGCCTTCGCTTAGTGACAAATGAATAACATGTTCTGCATCAACTGCTACTTCATTTTCTTGTTTGTCCCAGCGACTGCCTGTTGTAGGATATGCTCCAGTCATTCCGCGAGCGGCCATGCCACCTGTAGCTGTATTTGTGTTAGTACCACCACGGTTTACATCTTTTACGTTAGGTGTGATTGCTGTTGCTACTAGATTTTGAAAGTTAGGATTAATATCACGTACAATATACTGCTCCGGCTTCTTGCCTTCGCTTTCGTTGGCAATAATTTTAACTACTTTACTTGGATCAACATAAAACCACTTTTGTGTTTCAGGATCACGAATAAAGAAACTATCACCAAACTTGAATGTGTTACGTAAGATGCGGAAAATACGTACATCAAACTGTTGTAGTTTAACCCACTGATTTAAATATTCACCAAGAATCTTTGTTTCTGCATTAGTAGCCTTGCCGCGCCACATAATTTTAAAGGCCGCACTATGTCCGTCTTTGTTTTTTTGTGTACAAAATTCTGCTAAAATATCTAAAGCCGCATTAACTTCAGGATCTGCATCCATTGTTTCATACTGATTATAACGATCTATACGATTTGGACTGCCACTGTATACATCTGGCAAATAGCTTGAATAGTTTGTTTTGGCTGGGCCCATTCCTGGGCCTCTGTCGTTGCTGATTATACTACGATTTTGCGAACCGACAGGTACTGGTGTAAAAAATTTCTTCCAACTCATATTATATGTGGTCCTTAAGCGACAACGCCGCCAATTTCTCTAGTATTCTTAGCTGTTTCGTTAGCATGACCCACTGCGTCTTTCATACTTCTATCAACAGATGCCATAATACTACTTATCTGATCTAATTTTTCAATCATTAAATTAGAATCAGGCATAGCACTAGCCATTTGCGCAACTGCCTGTTCCACCTGCTGACTTCCACTGCTGACCATGGCTGGAATATTTTTCAATATTGCACTAAGATTGGGATTGCCCAGTGCTGAAGATATGTTGTTTTGAATCATGCCATCCACTTTGGGCATGAACATTTCAGCGCCACCTTCGCCTACAATATATGGCATTCCGGAATCAACACTGCCGCCACCTGCTTTGCCAGGAAATAACTTTTTAAATGCATTAGTCATTGCAGTTTCAAGATTTGCAGGGAGATCTTTAAAAGTTGTATTAGTTGTTGTAAACAATGCATGTACATCTTTAAGCATTCCAGGTATAGCACTTTGTATATTACCGTTGGCATCTATAACCGGCTGTTGCGATTGCGTAATCATTTTTTCTGTATCCGGATGTAATTTTACTGTGCCATCTTTTTCCTTAATAAACTGAGGTATAGAGTTGTTAAGTGATGTAATAACTTTGTTTGTTTCTGCTCCCACTGTGCGCAACACGCCTTGGGCATCTGCAACAAGTTGAGTTCCTATATTTCTAGGATCTTTCATGTTGTATTCACCTTTATTATCCTTAGTGGCTTTTAGAGTTTCTTCCACACCATTTATCATGACTTTCATGTCTTCTGTTATCATGCCTCTGCTCTGTGCCTGTGCTATTTTTGCCATTTCATCTTTGGCTTGAGCCTCAGACATTCCTCCACCTTCTTTGCTCATCAATTTGTTAAGTTGATTGGTATAGTTGGTATATGCATCCCCAGTTTTTTCTGCAAATGCTTCTAGCGCCATTGCACTACCGTTTGTTTGCATGGCAACAAATTCTGCATTTTTATTTCTATCTTGTGCAAGTATTCCAAACAACTCTTTAGTCATTGCGGCCGCTCTATCTTGATCTTCTTTTCTACTGCTAGTGGTAAGTTTACCAATTTCAACCATTTGTTGTGCGGCTCGTGGGCCATAAGTTAATACCAGCTCGGACATTTTTTCGCTGGTTACAACTCCTTTACCAGCAATGCTTTCATTTAGAAGTTTTGCAACTTCAGGAGGTAAAGCCGCGCCTGCATTTTGCACAGCCCGTACACTTGCTCTCATGGCGGGATCATTGTTTAACACAGCAAGCCTAGCACGAACCCTTGCATCGTTTTCCATTGTTTCAATATTTTTTTGCAATTCTCTGCGACTGATACCTGTCAGCTTGGCCATGGTGTCCATTTCTTGTGCTAAATTCACGGCGCTTTTCACCACTGCTTTCATATCCTCTTCGCTTTTGCTATTCAGATTCTGTCTGCCCATACGTATTTGCAAAGCCAATATTTCATTAGCTTCTTTAGGCATTATACCCATGATGTTAAGCATGGATTGTAATTCAGGACTGTTAAGTGTTTTAGAATAGTTGGCAAATGCATCCATGCCAGCTGTGAGTCCGCCTCCAAATTGAAACATGGCAGGTTTGAGTTTTTCCAATGAGTCGCCAAACTCACCAAATGACAAGCCAGTTTTCATAACAGCTTCACGGAACCCAATAGCATTGCCTGCAAAGTTCAATCCTTCTGTACTAAATTTTCTCCAATTGTCTATAGATTCTACCACAACACCGGCCAATGTACCAAATACTGTACCTACTAATCTACCAGGCTCACCAAAGCTGTCAAAGATGCCTTTGACTGTTTGAGCCGCGTCGCCTAGCGACAGGGTATTACTGGATGCTTGTTTTGCAGTGTTCATAGCCCCACTGAAAATTGCCTTCATGGGGTCAAATGCATCTTTGGCTATATCCAAAAGGCTGGCATTGCCGCCATTTCTAGGTGCGTTATAATTGTTCGAGCCTGCGCCCGCAGTTTTAAACCCTTCAGTAATAGCGGTAGTGATTTGCCGTAATTCAGCGTCAGTCATGTTATTTTTTCCTAGAAATATGCGTACATAAATACCTTACAGTATATTTATCTGGAGATAATAATGGCCACAAACCCATTGAAGAAATATTTTAGACAACCAAAGGTCTATATAGGATTACCTAGTAAAGGCATTTACAATCAACCCGGAGCGTTGAACGGCGATCCAACAAACATTCCTGTTTTTGGAATGACTGGCATGGACGAAATTTTAATCAAAACTCCAGATGCTTTATTAAACGGGGAAGCCACTGTAAAAGTCATTGAAAGCTGTTGTCCAATCATACAGGATGCGTGGGATCTGTGCTTGCTGGATCTTGACATGATCCTCACCGCTATTAGAATTGCAACTCAAGGCAACACTATGCAGGTATCACATGCTTGTACAAATTGCGGCGCAATTAATGACTACGATGTTGAACTGGGTACCGTTATTGAACACTACAGTAAATGTGAATACGACAGTAAGATTGTTTTAAAAGATTTATCAGTTAAGATACAACCGTTGACTTATAAACAATGGACTGAGTTTCAAGTAAAAAACTTTCAGCTACAAAGACAATTAAAACAAATTATGGAAATAACAGATCCAGCACAACAAACTGCACTGGTTTCTGAAATGTATACTAAAATAACGTCTATACAAAAAGAAGCTATATTTTTACAAATTGCCAGCGTTGATACCGGCAATCAAATAGTTGAAGAGCGAGAGTTTATCAGTGAATGGCTTGCTAACTGTGACAAAACTATTTTTGATGCTGTAAAAGCTATAGTTGAAAAAAATAGGATAGCATGGGAAATTCCTAAAATTTCTGCCAAGTGCGACAGTTGCGGAACTGAAAACAATGTGTCGATAACCCTGGATCAAGCAAGTTTTTTCGCGACAGCCTAGTTAGGTTAGATAACACAGATATTGAAGAATATCTAACTAGGCTAGAAGAAGCCATTAAAAATTACAAAACACAACTGTATCAAATATGTTGGTACATGCGTGGCGGTGTAACTATAGATAATTTATTGTTTGATTTAAGTTTAGAAGACATCAAAATGATGAATTCTATAATACAAAATAATATCGAAATTACAAAGAAAAGCGGACTGGCTTTAATTTAAAGATCCAGTAGGCGCTATCATAGGTTTGAAATCTTTTTGTATATCCGCTTTGGCTTTTTCCATGTCAGCATAGCTGGCTAATTTTGGACCAGCTTGTGCGGCTCCGTTAGCCGCAACAGCCGCGCCGGTAGCGGGATTGATTTGGCTAATGGGTATATGCAATTTGTCTTCGATATGCCCAGCCAACCAGTCCCAGGAACCTGCAACACCCTTGCCGCCGAATCTAATCAGCTTCATCAACGACTGTCCTAATAATCCTTGGACAAACTCTGTACTTAAAGATGCTTGTAATGCAAGTATAGCGGCATGCCCTATAATTTTTCCTTTACTGCCAAGGCCTTTTTCGATCACATCTACTAATTTATTCAGCATAGGAGTACCATTGCGAACCCAAATGATAATTGGCTTCATTAAAATCTGCGTGGCGATTATTCCATAATACTGATCACGAGCATTGTCAATATATTCATTTTTTTGTTCTTGTGTGTAGTTGGCAAATGCAGGATTGCTGGCTCTGAATGTTTCCAAATCTTGTTTGGCTATTTGCTCTAATGCATACAGATTCACATTGAGTATGCCAACCAGTGCTGTGATTCCAATGATCTTAAAGATTTTCAAGGATGCCGGGTCATATTTTGTCAAAGATTCTTGAGCCAATGCTTCTGCTTGCTTGGCATTGGCCTTGATCCAAGACTGCGCCAAGGTCTCAATCTGTTGCTGTGTAAGCACAATAGGAGCGGGAGCAGTTTCTACGATTATGTCTAAAATCTTCATGATATGTTATTTATAGTATTGATAGATGTACTGCGTACATCTGCTCTTCGCTTTCGCTCGAGCTTTTCTGTTTCTTTATTGTGTAGTAGTCAAGTGCGAAGCACTGTAAATATTATCTAGATTGTGTAGTCACACTTAGCCCTGACGGGCTAAAAATGAACATTATCTGAGTTGAGCAGTTCACTTAGCGTTTGCACTACAAGCATTTCTGCTCACTTAGGCGGTTGTCCGGTACCTAATCGTGCTGTCTTATTACAACGGCGGGTCTTTATGTATACGCTAACATACATTAAGCCTTGGGTTCTTCACCCTCTTTTAGCCTTTTAAAATATGTTTTCTTTAAAATCAAATGGGTTGTATGTCGGCATATCCCATCAACGTCTGTTACGATAGTGATTTTAAACCCTTCCGCCAAGGTAAGGAATTCCATTGACTGCGATCCGTGATCCAGCTTTAAGGGCACAATTTAGTCGCCTGTGCGGGCTTATTTGGCAGTTAAAAGGCCTGAATTATTGAGCTTTGAGTATATGTGAACCATGTACACGGACAGATATCTGGCCGTTATAATAGTCTTTTGATTCTAGAACTTTGCGGGAAAATTGTTCTCTGGCCTCGAAGTAAGAGCATTGCGCCTTGGATGTGCAGTAGTATAGGATTTCTCGAGTGAAGTTTTCTTTGCCTAATTTCAATACGTCCACGTTTAATTCTAGATTCGAGCCATAATAATCTCGCCAATCCGAATCAATTTTTGACCGTATTTTCTTTCGTTTTTTAGTTCCGTTCTTGAGCTTGACCACCTTGTAAGATGTTTTAGCGAACTTGGCTAATTTTTTGCCTATATACATGCGTCCAGAGATTGTATTGGTTATGAGATATACAAAACCTACGCACTCTTCGGGCAAGGTTTCTATTATAGTATTTTCATAAATCCAAGACATACACTAATTAGTGTCTGCGTCTCCCAACCCTTGCTTCTTCTGAGCCTTGACAGCGTCCACACCGTGACGCCAGTCTTGTATTAATTTTCGCCGTTCACGTGAGATGATACGAATCTGTGCCAGCCAGTATCGTGTTTGTTCTCCAGCACGGCGTGTGCCTCGATTGATCCAACGTTGATTTGCTTTGAAGTACTCGTTAAACGCCCGCATGAGCTGTGTGTGAGTTTCTTCATCTTGTGGAATCATTTCTTAACGTGTTCCTTAGCCAGTTCTGGAGCAATACGATCCAGTTCTTCTTGATGCGCATAGCGAGCAGGAGGATTTAAGTTCCAACTGTCTGATGTGAAAATACGTACCGGTTTCCAGTACTTAGCAATAATATTGTTGATAACAACAATTCCTGCTACTACGATTATAAAACCCAGCATTGTTAAAATACTACCGCCTAAAAAAACGGCCGCCTGATCCATATCCATTATTCTGTTACCTCCAAATCATTTGCGTACGACGTAAAGCCATTTTCTTTAATGACTTTGAGTACATTGTTTACCCGCCCAATCAATTCATCCTTGTGACTGATTAAGAAGATGTTCTTTTTGCGTTCACGGCTCATCTTTTTAAGCACGGCTAACGCACCCTCGACACCGCTAGCATCTAGTCCGTTGTCTATAAGTTCGTCAACAAACAACAAGTTGATCTGCTGATACAAACTTTCCCACACGTCACGAAAACTCCATGACAAACCAAGTATAAGACGGTTACGCTCTCCTCGACTTAGGTTATCAAAATCTAAGTCTTGCCCTAGCTGTGTTATCTCAACTGTTAGGTCATTTTGGAATACCACAGTATGTGGCAAGCCCATCTTATCAAGATAATAAGTCAGACGATTGTTAAGATAAGCTAGGTTTTGATCTATAATCTTTTTGCGTATAAAGCTGTCTTTGCTGGTTAGTAGTTTAAGTAAAAACTCCTGATGGTCTTTAAGCGTGTTAAGCTCATTGACCTTATCCCACGAAATTTCCTGCATGGCAGTATGACGTAATTCGTCAATTTGCTCCTGGTAAGGATCCGTTTCGCCTGCCTTAACAGTCAATTGTGTTTCGAGAGTTTTTAAATTATTCTGATGTTTAAGAGCGGCTTCAACCGTATCATAGTAAGTTTCCGGACGAGTATTTACTTCGCCGATAGCATCTATTTCTGTTTGTATTTTATTACGATCTTTAGTAACTTTATCAAAGTACTTTTGTGCATCAGCCAAGTGTTGTTGAGCTGTGGCAGACATTTCTTCATGTTTGTGATCATGTAGTTCTTGTTCGCAAGCGTGACACTTTTTGTCCTTCAACTTAGCAAGCTCGTCAGCGTACTTTTTTACGCTTCGCTCCGCTTGCGCTGTCGCGCTGTCTAGCGTTGCCCTCTCCTTAGCCAGGCTTTTCAGCTTTGCTGTCTTTTCTTCGAAAAGTTTTAGCTCGCTGTGCTTGGCCAGTTCAGCTTCAATGTCCACACTTTCAAGTTCAATGATAGCCCTTGCAGTTCTTTCAATATCCGCTTCGTGCTGAGTATTCCACGCATGTTGTCGGGTGATCAAACTGTCAACACTAAGTTGAATTTTCTCGTTGGATTTTTTAGCGGCTTCGATATCTGCGCTTTCTTGTAGCACTTGATCTTTAGTTGTTCTGATTAGTTCTTTAAGTGTTTCTGCTTTTTCACTCAAGATAGTTATGCCCAATAACTGTTCAATAATAGCACGTTGGTCATTGGCCCGCATACTTAAAAACGGTTCTGTATAGGTGTTTAGTGCTACAATATGCTTGAACATGTCGTGGCTCATACCTAACAACTCATCTAAGTCTTTTTGTGTTTCGCGCATGTCGCCCTGTGCGTCATCTGTTTCTTCTGCTTGTTGTTCTTGGTCATCCACGAAGAAACGCATGAGTGTCGGCTTGCGCCCACGTTCGATACGATAGTCTATACCGTCTTTTTCAAACATTAGTGTAACTAACATATTTTTGTTGTTAATCTTGTTGATAAGATTATCTTTTTTAATGTTGGTCAAAGCATTGCCAAACAGTGCGAAACTCAGTGCATTCACAATGGTTGTTTTGCCAGTACCATTACGGCTACCGCTGTCATCACCGCCTTGATCCAAGTTTTCACCTAGTACAAGTGTTAGGTTAGCTTTGTCAAACGCAACTCCTTGAGTTTGGTTTCCCACACTCATGAAGTTTTTAACAGTTAATTCTTTAATCTTTATCATAGGCTATTATAGATTTCCAGCAAGGTATTCTTATTATACGTGTCTGAGTCAATGTTTACAATCTGATTGGAAACAATCTGATCTACACTTTCAAAC